TTTTGATATATAGTAGTCATTGTGTAATTCCTTTGTGTTACTATTTGTTTGTGAGCTTTTCTCACAGTCTTGCAAAGCAAGAGAGCAGCTTAGATAATCTTAGTCAACACCATCATATAAGGATAATCGTTCGTGGACAGAGCGTGAAACGCTCGTGGATCCATGAACTATTATATTCAAGCAAATGCGTGTTTACTTGGATTAGCTTAGCTGTTATCATGTTTATTAGACATAAGAGATTTATTTATTTTTCTCACTATTACTAATATCCATATTAACATAATTATTATTATTATACTCATTCTTACCTCTATTCACTTAATTCATCTTTTATCCCCTATACACCTCTCACACTAGCCCAGATCGAAGCCCGTTAGGGTGCAGACCTTGGCTGCACTTTAGCGAGAGCTGGAACTAGCTACATAACATCACAGGTATACGAATATGCTTGACATGATTTTATCAATGATTACAATTATCCAACGGAAGCGTGATGACGGATAATAATGATTTAACAGATAAACAAAAGGCACTTGTCGATACCATCGTATCAACAGGGTGCAGTATTGTAGAAGCAGCAGAAAAGGCTGGTTACTCAACGAAAATCAGTAGAGATAGTGCAAGAGTAAGTGCATCTCGTACACTACGACTTCCAAAAGTACAAAAGTACATGATGGAATGTGTGTCAAGAACGATAGGTTTAGGTGCAGTAACAGCAAGTAGTAAGTTAGTCGCCCTTAGTAATGGCGCTAAATCAGAGTACGTACAACTAGAAGCTAGTAAAGATATACTAGATAGAGTTGGACTACGAACACCAGACAGAGTTAATCACCAAGTAGTCGGAGATATAAAGGTTAGTATCGATCTTAGCTAGACGAGAGGGTGGGGGTTAAAAACTACAGGTGTGTAGTAGTGATATATGTCATACACACAACAGAGTTAAAAAAAGTAAATCAAATGTGCGTAGACAAATATATTTCTTAGATTTAAGGTAAATAGTCTTAAGAATAAACTACGAGAGGGTTACTCTCATAGCCTTGCAAGGCAACATAAAGAAAGATTAGATGGCTAAAAGAGGATTATACGCTAATATAAATGCTAGAAAGAAGGCTGGTACATCTAGACCTAAGTCTAAGAGTACGGTGTCAGCCAAATCTTATGCCAATATGAAAGCTGGATTTCCTAAAAAGAAGAAAAAGTAATGTCTACTCCAGCATGGCAACGAAAAGAAGGAAAGAATCCTAAAGGTGGATTAAATGCCAAAGGTAGAGCTAGTTATAATAGAGCTACTGGTGGCAATTTAAAAGCTCCTACCAAGAAAAAGGGGAGCAAAAGAAGAAAATCATTCTGTGCAAGAATGAAAGGTATGAAAAAAAAGTTAACTTCTGCAAAAACAGCAAGAGATCCTGATTCTAGAATTAATAAATCATTAAGAGCATGGAATTGTTAGTAAGTGAATTGAAATAATTTTTTATTTCTAATATAGTTGTAGTTTACCCTAAAAAATTTTATAACAAGAAGGAATGAAAACTATGACTATTGATGATTTGACGAATGACATGAAGCTACTTCAAGAAGAAGTAAAAGATATTAAAGAAATAAATAAAGTATTGATGAATAAATTAGATAAGGCCTATGAAGATAGAATAATGTTGCGTAGTCAAGTTTTAAAGTCTAAAGTAAATACAGAAAGTGAGGTCAAAAATGCCTAAAGTTGGTAAAATGAAATTTCCATATACTGCTGCTGGAAAGAAAAAAGCAAAAGAAACAGCAAAGAAAAAAGGAATGAAAGTTGTCAAGCAAAGCAAAAAGAAAGGGTACTAGAGTAGAAAACGAAATAGTAAAACTCTTCCAAGCTGAAGGGTTTAATGCTAGACGACAACCTCTTTCAGGTGCTATTCAAGCATTTCCTCATGATGTTCAAGTATCTGATCTATTTGAGGGAACTAATATAGAAGTTAAAGCTAGAAAAAATGGCGAAGGCTTTGCCCAATTAGATAAATGGAAAGGATCTGCTGATTTATTAGTATTAAAAAGAGACTTTTCTAGTCCAATGGTATATCTTGATTGGGATTTATTTAAGGAATTTTTGTATGAGTATAGACAAAACAGACGAAGTAGTGAATCTGGAGAACAGACAACTGTTCAACATTTCTCTAGCAGAAAGACGGAAGCTAAGACAGATCGTAAAAAAAGTACATCTAAGATACCTTCCAGAGGATTTGATAACGGACAAGGAAGCAGACAAATTAATCGAAAGCCTTGGCCCAAAGATCAGAGAAAATTTGCTAAAAGTAGCGATAGACAAGAATCTAGTATAAATGGCACAGCTAAGTTACAAACCAGATGGCAATACCTTAAAGAACTTTCTAAAAGGTGATGAGTTTTTTAGAGGTTTACGAGGGCCTGTAGGAAGTGGCAAGTCTGTCGCTTGTTGTATTGAGGTACTTAGACGCGCTCTCCAACAAGAAAAAAACCATCAAGGGAAAAGAAAAAGTAGGTGGGCCGTTATTCGGAACACTAATCCGCAACTTAAAACGACTACTATCAAAACATGGTTAGACTGGTTTCCTGAAAACGAATGGGGTGTATTCTCATGGTCAGTACCTTATACGCATAGAATAAATGTAGGTGAACTAGAATTAGAGGTCATATTCTTAGCTTTAGATAGACCTGAAGATGTTAAAAAGCTTTTATCATTAGAACTAACAGGAGTATGGGTAAATGAAGCCAGAGAACTTCCTAAGAGCATTGTAGACGCTTGTACTATGAGGGTAGGTAGATACCCAAGTATGCGTGATGGTGGTGCATCTTGGTATGGAGTTATTGCAGATACTAACGCACCAGAAGAAGATCATTGGTGGCCTATTATGGCTGGTGATGTACCAGTACCAGATCATCTCTCAAGAGATGAAGCTCTAATGTTAGTTAAACCTGAGAACTGGAATTTCTATACGCAACCAGCAGCACTATTAGAAGATAAAAATAAAGATGGAACATTAAAAGGATATAAAGATAATAAAAAATGTGAGAACAAAAAAAATCTTACAGAAAAATATTACAACAATATTATTAAAGGTAAGATGAAAGGGTGGATAGATGTTTATGTAATGAACAAACTAGGATCTTTAGAAGAAGGTAAACCAGTATATCCTAACTGGAATATGGAAATACATTTATCTAAAGAAGATTTAGAGCCAGCTCAAGTACCAGTATTTATTGGTATTGACTTTGGACTGACACCAGCCGCAGTCTTTGGTCAAAAGCTACCTAATGGTAGATGGTTAATACTACAGGAGTTAGTATGTTTTGATATGGGTATAGCAAGGTTTAGTGAATTACTTAAACATGAGATAGCAAAGAACTATAGAACGCAAGATATTGAAGTATATGGCGATCCGGCAGGAGATTTTAGAGCTCAAACTGATGAAACAACACCATTTCAAATACTGCGACAAAATGGCATAATGGGTAAACCTACTCATAGTAATGATGTAGCTTTAAGAATAGAAGCTGTTGAAACCTCATTAGCTAGATTAATAGAAGGATCTTCTGGTTTTTTAGTAGATCACAGATGTATAAATCTTAAAAAAGGTTTTAATGGTGGTTATTTCTATAGAAGAATGCAGACTTCAGGCGATAGATATGATGAAAAACCTATGAAGAATAGATATTCCCATGTTCACGATGCACTACAGTATTTATTACTAGGTGCTGGTGAAGGTAAACAGTTAATAGCTGGAAAAGCTAAAAGTCCAACAGTTGTTAAAACTAGAGGTTGGAGTATATTTGGTGATAAAAAAAGAAGAAGTGTATGGCAAAACAGAATGAATGGTTAGTATATTTCTACGAAAATAGAGATTATCATAGGCATACTAAATTTTTTAAAAAAGGTTTTAAACATTGTGGAGTAATGGGTTATGATCCTGAAAAAAAAATATGGATAATATCAGAATACTTATTCGGTAAATTAAATATAGAAATACTAAATGAAGAAGAAGTAGATAAAATATTTAGATTAATACAAATGAAGAATGGACACATATTAAAAGTGCCAATACAAGATAAAATATCTAAGTTTCCTGTTATTATGGGATCATGGATTAAAGAGCATAGCTGCGTTAGTTATGTTCAACGATTAATAGGCTGGTCTAGGTTTTGGATATTTACACCTAATCAGCTATATTGTGCGTTGAAAAAGAATGGAATGTGTGAAATAGAACTATAATTATGGGTGCATTTCAAAAGCCAAAGTATAGAGAAACTGCTGCAGACAAAGCAGTTAGAGAAGATATTGAAAGAAGAAGGCAAGAAGAATTAAAAACTCAAGCTGAGCTTGAAGCAAAAGAAAAAAAATTATCAAAAAGAAAAGCAAAAGGAATGGTTGGTATGCGATCATTATTCTCAAGAGCTGGTGGGAAAGGATTTTTTCATGAAGGTAAAGAAATCTAAAGAAAAAGAAAAAATAAAATTAAATAACTTAGGTTATCCAGTTAATGATCCTTATGGTTTAATAGCAGCTTTTGTAAATGTTATTCCACCTATGACAGTATTTGGTAAAAAATAATGGGAGATACAACTTCAACAAATACTAATGCTAATTCTGGTGGTGGAGGTAATAATAATCAAGGTGGTGGTGCTGCTGGTATGTCAACTAATGAAATGAATACTGCACTTAGTGAAGAAACTATAACAAATAATCAAACGACTGCTGGAACAGGAATAGTACAATATAATTTAGGTATAAAACCTTATATTGCTAATCCAAATGAAAATGCAACAGGTGGTAATGTAACTGGTTATTATTCTACAACTGGTAATCAAATGTATGGTGGTGCTGCAAGTACAGCTACTAATGAATATTTAGAATCTATAGGAGAAGCAACTAAAGGCTCGCAAAATCCTGATGGTAGTTACAATTATCTACTTACTGCTAAAGGTTGGGAAATGAAATATGGATCTTACACACCAGGTCAAACTCAAGAAGGTGGAGCAATGGGTGATGGATCAAGTGGTATAATGGGTGGAATACCTATTTCTGAAGAAATGTTTGATTCACAAAAAAAATTACAAATGATAACAACAGGAGCTATGGCTTTAGCTGGAGTACCAGTAATGGGTGCTGCTTTTGCTGAATATAATGCAAATAAATATTCAGATTATGTAAATACTTTTAATAATACATTGCAAAGTTCTACTTCTATGGCATCTTCAGGAAAAAGTGACAGTGGATCTACAAACGCTACAAGTACATCAATGGCTACAGGAACAACAACAATAAATGATACTGGAGTAGATGGTGGGCCTTCTGAAGCAGCAAGATTAAAAAAATTAGCATTAACTAAAAAAACAGCAGCTTTAGATGCTAAAAGAAAATTATTTAATACAACTAATCAAACAATTACAGGAGCAATGGTATAATGGCTTTCATTCCAACAGCAGAAAAAAATATTTCTTCAGGATATACTGATGAAAAATTTCAAAGTTTTTTAAAAAAATATCAAGATGCAGAAACAATCTTTGATCATTGGAAAGATAAATATGAAGAAGCATATGAGTACACAATGCCTTCAAGAGAATCATTCTATGAAGAAACTATAGGTGAAAGACGTACTGATAAAATATTTGATGAAACAGCAGTAGTAGGAATACAAGAATTTGCTAGTAGATTACAAGCTGGTATAGTTCCTACATATGGAAGATGGGCAAATTTAGAAGCTGGATCAGAAATACCAGATGATCAAAAACCACAAATTAATGAAGCATTAGATGAAATAACTAAATATGTTTTTGAAGTATTAAGTGGATCTAATTTTAATCAAGAAGTACATGAAGCATTTATGGATTGTGCTATTGGTACTGGTGTTATGTTAGTAGAAGAAGGTGATGCATTAAACCCAGTTAATTTTACAGCTATTCCTTTACCTAAAGTTATGTTGAATAATGGGCCAAATAATAAAGTAGATACAGTATTTAGAAAAAGACAAATACCTTACAATCAACTTATGGCTGCATATCCAAAAGCAGAAATGTCTGAAAAAATGTTTCATGCTATAGAAAAAAATCAAGGTAAAAAAGCAACTATAGTAGAAGGTGTTTACAAAATTTATGAAGAAGCAAATACAGAAAAATTTAAATACTGTGTTGCTTGTATGAATGAAGAAGAAATAATTTTTGAAAAAGAGTTAGATGGAATTGGTAGTAATCCATTTATTGTATTTAGATGGAATAAAGGATCAGGAGAAGTTTATGGTCGTGGGCCTGTCTTTAATAGTATGGCTGCAATTAAAACAACTAATCTTACAGTAGAATTAATATTACAAAATGCACAAATGAATATTAGTGGTATTTATACTTATGAAGATGATGGTGTTGTTAATCCTGATAATATAAATCTTGTGCCAGGTGCTTTAATTCCAGTAGCTCCAAACAGTAGAGGTCTTACACCTTTAGCTGGAGCTGGTAGATTTGATGTAGCACAGTTAATATTATCTGACATGAGACAAAATATTAAAAAAGCTTTATACATGGAAACACTTGGTAGACCAGAAGGTACTCCAATGTCAGCAACAGAAGTAGCAGAAAGAATGGCAGATCTATCAAGACAGATTGGATCTTCTTTTGGTAGATTACAAGCTGAGTTTGTTACACCATTACTTCGTAGAGTAATTAGAATATTATCTAAACAAGGTAGAATAAATATACCTAAAGTTGATAATAGAGAAGTTAAAATAATTGCTACATCACCATTATCACAATCACAACATCAACAAGATGTGGCTGTAGTTAATAATTTTAATGCTATATTAGCTCAAACATTTGGCCCACAAATTCTTAATATGATTGTTAAACAAGATGAAGTAGCTAGATATTTAGCAGAAAAATTAGGATTACCAGAAAAATTAATTAGAGATCCTCAAGAGCAACAAGCATTAATTCAGGAGTTGCAAAACATGGCACAACAGTCTAATGTAGCAGCAGATGAGTTGGGAATCCCTAGTCAACAGCCGCAAAGACAATAATTCACAAGATACAAGTGAAATAGATAGAATATTTGCGTCTGTATTTTCTGATCCTGATGGAAAAAAAATATTAGAATTTTTTGATATAACAATTAATAATATTACATTAAATCCTAATGCAGAAGATAGGGTATTGTGGCATTTAGAAGGTCAACGATTTATGCTGCAACAAATTAAACTTAGAATAAAGCGAGGTAAAGAATGGCAGAAGAAGAAGTAGTTACACAACCAACAGAACAAACTGAACAAACTGAGAATAGTAAACCAGATTATGTTCAAGATAAATTTTGGAATAAAGATTTAAATGAAATTAATATTGAAGAATTATCTAGTAGTTATAATTCTTTAGAAAAAAAATTAGGAGCAAGAACAGAAGATTTATCTAAACAAATTAGAGAAGATATATCTAATGAAGTTAAAGCTAATGTTCCTGAAAAATATGAATTAAAAATGCCTGAAATACCAGAAAACGTACAAATGGATATTAATGCTGAAATGCCTTTATTAAAATGGTGGGGAGAAACTGCAAGAGAAAAAGGTTTATCTCAAGAAGAATATAATAAAGGAATAGAAGCATTTGTTAATAATGAAATTTCAAATTTACCTGATGTAGATGGTGAAAAAGAATTATTAGGAGATAATGCTAATGCAAGAATAGAAGCTGCTGATTTATGGAGTAAAAAAAATTTAACAAAAGAATCTTATGAAGCTATAGCTAATTTTGCTACTACAGCTAATGGGGTTAAAGCATTAGAAGAAATAATAAAACTTAATAAAGATGCTCCTATGCCTACTGTTGAAACAGCTATTGAAGCTGCTCCTAGTTTAGATGATTTACGATCTATGATGAAAGATCCTAGATACTGGAAAGATGGAGATAGAGATCCAGCTTATATTGCAAAAGTAGGTAATTTGTATGAAAAGTATTACGGAAGTCAAAAGGCGAGTTAAAGCTACTTGGCGTGATGCTCAATCATTCGCTGAATGGCTTGATCCTTTAGAAGCAAAAAAACTTAAACCAGCTATTAATTATAGTGAAGGTTATGTTTTAAAAGATGATGATGATACTTTAATTTTATATATGACCTATAATGATACAGACATAGGTGATACTTGTGTAATTCCAAAAGAAAATATTGTTAATATTTGTGAGTTGAAAAATAGCAAAAAAAGTGTCAGTAAAGCTTAAATAGACCTTTAAAAAGACAATAGGCCTTTATAAGACAACCTTATTTAGCTTTTTCAAGATAATCTACGAACAAAAGCAAACACGGAGGTAAAATGTCTGCTACTATAACTAATGCTTTTATCACTCAGTTCGAAGCTGAAGTGCATATGGCATATCAAAGACAAGGTAGTAAGTTCAAAAACCTAGTGCGTACTGTAAATGGAGTAAGTGGAGAATCTGTCAAATTCCAAAAAGTTGGAACTGGCGAAGCATCTACAAAAGCTCGTCACTCAGAAGTTGTGGCAATGAACATTAGTCATACTAATGTAACTGCAACTCTAGCTGACTACTATGCTTCAGATTATGTTGACAAACTAGATGAGCTTAAAACCAATATTGACGAAAGAAGTGTAATTGCAAATAATGCAGCTTACGCTTTAGGTAGAAAAACAGATAGCATCATAACTGACGCTATGAGTTCAGCTACTACTTTAGCAAATAATGCTGGAGCAAGTGGTGGATCTCCAGCTACTGACATGAATATTGACAAGTTTAAAGAAATGCAAGAATTATTTGGTACTAATAGTGTGCCTGATGATAACCAAAGATATTGGGCAATCGGTCCAAGTCAATGGGCTGATCTTTTAGCTGACGATCAATGGACTAGAGCCGAGTATATCGGAACTGCAGAACTTCCTTTTTCTGGTATGAATTATACTGCAAAAAGATTCTTAGGTTTCTTAACATTCGTTCATTCTGGTTTAGATACTTCTGGCTCAACAGATAGACACACTATTTGTTGGCACAAAACATCTATGGGTTTAGGTGTGGGATCAGAAGTAAGAACAGAAGTAAACTATATACCTGAAAAAGTTGCTCATTTAATGACTTCATACTTAAGTATGGGATCAATTATGATTGACACTAATGGTATTAGAGTACAAAAGTGTGCTGAATAGCAGAGAGGAGAATTAATTATGGCTTATGAACTAGCAAATCCAATTAAAAAAATCTCTCAGATGGGTGATTCCAATTCAATGTGGTATTACACAGATGGCGATGCTATTGGTACTATTGATAATGATGATTACTTTATCTTATCACATAAAGAACTAAGTGCTGGAGATATTATTATTGTAAATAGTGGTGGATCAAACGCAGTTGTAGATATATTAATTGTATCTGTAGATGATGGTGGATCTAACTTAAATACAGTAATACTAGCATAACTATATTATATGGAGGGGGGAATTTTTCCCCTCTCTATTTTTTATTAAAATGGCAGTAACAAAAGTAGATATAGCTTCAAGAGCTTTAGTAATGATAGGAGCTAATCCTATTTCATCATTTACTGATGATACTACAGAAGCTTTAGTTACAAATACAATATATGAAGAAGTAGTTGAATCTACATTAACTAGACATAATTGGAGATTTGCAACAGGACAACAACAGTTATCTTTGTTAGCAGATGCTCCTACTGGTAGATTTGAATATGCTTATCAAATACCTTCTAATCCTGAATGTTTAAAAATATTATCAGTAACTTCTAATGATGCATTATTACGATACCATAGATACGAAGATAAAATATATTTAGATGGTTTTGGATCATCAACAACAGTTATTATGGATTATGTATTTAGACAAAGCGAAGATCAGTTTCCCCCACATTTTAGATTAGCAGTAGAATATAAACTAGCTAGTATTTTTGGTGGATCAGTAGCAAGAGATGCAGCACTTGTTAGAGAGTTTGATCAATTAAGTGAAAGACAATTATTAATTGCAAAAAATACTGACTCCTCAGAAACTACAACTAAAACACTTTCTACTAATAGATTTATAACAGAAAGAAGAAGCAGTCGTAGTGGACTTGTAGTCAGTTAATGCCTAGAAAAATTAGACAAGTATATACCAACTTTTCTTCAGGAGAAATTAACAATCTCCTTAATGCAAGAACTGACGCTAAAGCATATTTTGAAGGTGGTAAACAAGTACGCAACTGGTATTTATTAGATGAAGGTGGAGTAATGCGTAGACCAGCTACTGAGTATATGGCTACAATGCCTGCCGAATGTAGAATAATGCCATTTGTATTTTCTAATGATGAAGTCGCAATATTTGCACTATCCAACAATCGGTTGGACGTTTATTCTAGTGCTGGAGCTGTTATTCAAAGCAATATTACATCAAATTGTAATTGGACAACAGCTCAATTATTTGAAGTAAATTTTGCACAGTTTGGTGATACAGTTTTTTTATGTCATAGAGATAATCCAATAAGAAAAATTACAAGAACTTCTGCAAGTACATTTAGTGTTGCAGCTTATGCTTTTGAAGAAGATGATAGTGTAACTGTAAATGGTATTAATAAAACTACACAACCATTTTATAAATACGCTGATAGTACAATAACAATAACACCTGGCGCAACTACTGGAAACAGCGTAACTTTAACTGCTAGTGCAGATTCTTTTGTATCAGGACATAATGGAACATATTTAAAAATTGGTAGTAAACAAGCAAAAATTGTTGGTTATACAAATCCAACTACAGTTACTGCTACTATATTAGAAGCATTACCTAACACAGATGCTAATGCAGATTGGCAAGAACAATTAATATCTGCTGTTAATGGTTATCCTCAAGCTGTATCTTTTCACGATAATAGATTATGGTTTGCTGGTGTAAGAGATAATCCAGCTGCAGTTATTGCTAGTCAAATTGGAGGATATTTTAATTTTGATTTAGGTACTGGTTTAGCTAATGAAGCTATTAATGTTGCTATTGCAAGTGATACTGTAAATGAAATTAGACATATGATTTCATCTCGTAACTTACAAATATTTACTGATAGTGGAGAATATTATGTACCTGTATCATCACAGTCTGCTGCTATTACTCCTAGTAGTATAGCTTTTTTAAGACAAACACCTTATGGAATTAATAGAGCAGCACCAATTCCTTTTGATGGAGCTTCTATGTTTAGTCAAAAGAATGGTAAATCAGTAAGAGAATATGTATTTTCAGATATTGAACAAGCATATAGATCTACAAGTGTATCTGTATTAGCTTCTCATTTAATTGATTCTCCTAAACAATTATCTATGATGACAGGTAATGAAACTAAACCAGAACAGTTTGCATTTTTTTTAAATAGTGGAACTGATGAAGATGGTAAACTTGCAGTTTTTCATTCTATTCGTGATGAAAAAATTGCTGGTTGGACTATGTGGGAAACACAAACAGGAGATAAGTTTCATAGCATTACTGCATTAAATGATAAATTATTTGTAATAGTTAAAAGAGTTGTACCTAGTGGTACTAAATATTTATTAGAAAGATTTGCTAATGATGATTCAATTACTCTTGATTGTTCTACTACTACAACAGTATTTCAAAAAGGAACACCATTAGTTAAAGGAGGAAGTCAAGCTACTGATCAAAACACTTTAGTTGTTGATGGTTTTAGTACTGCTCCACAAATACAAGAAACATTTACAATAGCTGGAAATGCAGCAGAATATACTATTACTGCTGTATCTGCTGGAGCTTCTCAACACACATTAACATTAGATAAAAATCTTCAAGCTGTACCAGCCGATAATGCAGTTATTACAATAGTAGATGGATTTTTACATACAGTAAATGCTATTTACGAAAACACAGATAAAGTATTTGCAGTATATGGTAATGGCTCTTTAGGTGAATTTACAGTTGATTCTAATAGTAGAATAACATTAACTTCTGCCCCATTTCCTACTGGAGTAAGAGTTGGATTTAACTATACACCTATTTTAGAAACAATGTCTGTAGATAAAGAAATAGATACTGGCCCATTAACAGGTCAACCAAGACGAGTTAATAAAGCTATTGTAGATATATCTGGTGGTTTAGATATTACATTAAAAGCACAAGATTTAAATTCTAAAGAATTAGTAATACAACAAGCTGGATTTACTTCTGGTACAGATATAACTCCAGTTACAGAAAAAAAAGAATTTAATTTTTTAGGTTATAGTAAAAATCCTACAATTACTATTAGCCAAAACGATCCATTACCATTAAAGGTATTAGGAATAGCTATGGAGATACAATTCGCATGAGTGGAATGGAAGCGTCAACATTATTTGCAATTAGCCAAGGCGTACAAACAGTTGGTCAAATACAAAGTATTCAAGCACAAAGAGCAGCTTTAGCTAGAGAAAATTATAGAATTGAAACAGAAAAAAGATTAGCAAGAATGCAAGCTCTTGAAGCAGAAAATAGTAGAAAAGAAGAAGCAAATCGACAATTAGCACAAAATGCAGCATTTCAATCTACTGCTGGTTATTATGATGATAGTATGAGTTTTTTAAATATTAATAAACAAGTAGAAAAAAACATGAATAAAGATGTAGCTAATATTCGTTTAATGGGAAAACAAGTACAAAATAAATATGGAAGTATGTTATTTGAAAATCAATTAAAATCTAAAGATATAGTCTTTGGTGGTTATACAACTGTAATAGCAGAACTAACAAGTGGCTATAGAGC